AGATGGGTTATCCTTGATTACCTTCACTCGCTTGAACTTCGACTTGAGGTGAAGCCATCGCTTGTTCTGACCGACCCAAGGAAACCAGTCAGAAGTATCCTTACCGTGACCATCTTTGATGGATACGTGAAGATGTTTCATATGCGGATTGCTACCAGTGTAGGCTCGTAAGCCTTTCTCTGGCGACCAGATAACTCCTCGAAAGATCAGGTACTTGACCCGCTTATCTTTCTTGAGTTCTTTGAAAATCTTAGCGCAGTCTGGACCCTTGATTGGATCGTGAGTTAGATCAACTGCGAGACCAGTATTGTGGTCCGAATTCGGGCTCATCGCTATGTGCGCTTGGGACGGCAGGAGTCCATCGGACGCTTTCTCTCGCTTCGGCCACAGAGCTGTCGCTTGCCGTAAGAGAGCAATAGCGGCAGGCGCCGCGGACTTGGCAACAGGTTTCACTCATCGTCCTCTTCCTCGTAGATGTCGTCTTGTGGGATGTTAGGGCTGATAGGAACCAGCCAGGGGTTGTCTATGATGGTCACTTCTTGAGCACCTGCATCACAAGGTCAGTTAGGAACTCAACCTTATCGTCAAGCCTATCGACCTTATCTTTGATACTAGACCCACCATTGGGCTTCAGTTCGTTGAGGTAATGTTTGACTAACCAGCGCACCCCGGCTCCAAAGCCTGTTACGATGGTCATTACGGCTACGGCTAATCCAGCCCAATCAGCAGGTGACATTGTATGTTCCTTATACGGTTCTAATGGTCATTGTGATAACGCCACCGAATCCGCTAAATCGCTTATCTGGTGGTGTCTCACGGGTGAATGAGATCTCTTCGATGACTACCTGGCGTGACTCACCAGTGGTAAAATCCTGCCACGTCAATACGTCACCGTCTTCCTCTACTGCCTCTAGGGCAAGCAGTCGGTCCTGCGCTCTACCTTCGTAGCCGGTCTGGACGTTGTATCTATCCGTCTCGGTATCGAAGTTGAACACAGGAAATCTAAGAACCCGCTGTCGGGGTGTAGCAATCGTAGCCTTGGCTTGGTATCCCTTGAAGATAGGACCTTGCGCCGGGTCGGTTGCGTCTCGGTTGAAGAGAAACTTGTAGGCTACATACTCCTGGGCGCCTGCTGGCGTGTTGGTTGTAACCTCGGTGGATGGAACGGATGAGTCATACGTGATGAGATCGTACTCGGTACCATTCTTGTCTACGATCTCTAAGGTGACAGAGCCTTTTGAGAAGTCGCCCCTACCAATGAGACGCTTGAAGTTCTTAGGCTCAAGGGTGTTGTAGCGAATGTATCCTGTTGTCAGGTATCCGGTAGGAAGCAAGTCGGTATCATCTTGTAGGTAACTGTAGCCAGCAACCCCTACGAATCCGGTAGCGGAGGTTGTTGCTACCGTCGCTGTTGTAGCCGTGTTGTAGGTGATGGTGTTTGTGTTGGCTGACACTACTGTAAATGGACCACCGTCTAGGTTTGCATCAACACCGATGACATAGATGGATTCTCCAGCCGTAACCGCGTGAGTTGTTGATGTAGTAAGGGTGGCAGCACTCCCGGCCCTAGCCTTGAAGGTTACCGAGTATTGGTTCTTTGCCTCGGTGCAGTAGATGAGGCGATCAGTTTCCCCAAGGAAGGCGCACGATGTTGTCTCCAACCCGGTAGCCCCGGCATAGTAGATGTCGTTAGCCCAAGCAAACACAAGATCTGCTATCTCAGTAGAGAGATCGATGCGGATGAGACCGGCTTCCCCGGCTACCGATGTGGCGCACCAGACGAAATGGTCTCTCGCAGCAAAGTCATAGCAAGGCTGGCTGGTCTCCACAATGAGAGGACCGTATTGGATCGAACCATCCTGGTCTGATACCGAAGCAATTCGAATACCCTTGTTGGTTCCAATCATCATATAGCCTAGGTAGTAATAGATCTTATGGATGATCTCGCCTGTTGGCATCTCTGCTGCGGTGATTGCCTGATTGAGGGTCGGCATTGTGCCGTTGGTACTCAACGTAAACTTGTAGATGTTGGACTGGATACCGCTGAACCCGGAGATGTAGATGGCTGGACCAGAAGCTGTGATGCTCGTAAAGATGTGATCAGAATCGCTGTGAGTATACACGGCAGAGGGGAGCGACGATGAGTTAGATGATATCTCATATACCGAACTATTGACGCACATTACAATGCGCTCTTTGACGTACTCCATCACTGCGTTCTTGACATTGATGCCAACAGCGGTGAACATAGAAGTCGCTGCATTGGTGCTGTTCAAATCAAGGTTCTTCTTGAGGACTTCAAGCTTACCGCTGGGACCAGTATCGTTAGTCACCCAAAAAGCCGTGGTTCCATCATCGCAGATAGCGTAGACCTTATCGTCAGCACCAGCGTTGTAGTCGACGAAGTGAGTCTCGGCCCCAGTAGAGTCGATTTTGTCTACATCGTACCCGTCGTGGAGCAAGGCTCCATCGTATTTCGTACCACTCACGGTCCATTGAATCGAGCGTAGCTGTTGAAAAGAACGCCCATTAGATTCGATAGGGTGGGTAGTGGTGTGTCCGACGGTGCTATCGTTGAGCAGGGTAACCTCACCCTTAGTCCAGACATTGACACCCTTGCTATCGGCAAAGCGGTAGTCAACATTATCCTCGCCGGTATTAGTGTCGTAGAAGATGATACCGTCACCATTGTGGAATGAGGACTGGCTACGGATCCACCACCCGGTAAGGCTCTGCTCGCCTGGCTCTACGCCGTTGTCGAACTGTTCCTTTCGGAATGGAGCCGTTTGCCGGATGTATGGACGACCGTCATTGATAGCGTAGAAGAATGGCTGACCGCCGATGGCTATGTCGTAGGCTTCATTGGTATTCTGCCAGATAGCATCAGAGGATACAACACCGACGTCAACTGCAATCGCACGGGTACTGCGACCTTCGGTAATATCACGACCGGCCATTATTCTCCTTTAGTTGAACGATGCCAATAGAATCGAAATCATCTATATGGTCATCAATTGTTCTTGTTACTGGAAATATCTCCGTCTGTAGACTCAAGTTCCTGTTGCTCTCTCATCTTGTTCTTCAGGTGTTCGTGCGCCCAGTACAATGCGTAGTAGTCAAAGTCAAGGCTAAACCGCTTCATATGCTTGACCAAGGCTCCGGTATGAGCGTGAAGATCGATTCCAGATTCCTTCATCTTGCGGAAGAAGATGATGTCCTCACCGACAAAGTGATCATCACTAGCGGAGCCAGCCTGCTCGGTGAAGAAGGACTGATTGGGGAACTTCTCGCGCATCTTCGGGATGATAGACTTGTGCATAAGCGTAAGACCGAAGCCTGCCTGGTCTACCTTGATTACTTCATTCTCGGGAAGCGGATGAACATACTGAATCTTGTAATCAGATACGTTGTTGAACAGGGCAGGGAAGGGACGCATTAGCGTTCCCTCGTTCTCCTTAGAGATGAAGTAGACACCGGATACGACGGGACGCATAATCTTGTCTGCCGTCTTCCAGAGCTTAGCCATAGCCTCAAGGGTTAGTACGATGTCTGAGTCCACCCATAAGAGCCAGTCAGACTTTACTTGGTCAGCCCAGTGGTCGAAGAGCACCTGGCGCTGTCTGCCAATCTGGTTGCCCTGTACTCGGATGCTGGTATGGATTGGCATACCGTTGCCAGGACCAGCAATCACTGCGGTCATCAAGCCTTCGGTAAACTTGCCGTCTGTTAGTCCCCCGTCGCACCAGCCGATAGCGACGGTCTCATTCTTCTGAATCATTTATGCCCCCAGTTGTTTGTCGAACTCAATCCACTTGGCAGTAACTGTCTCCCAAGAGAATGCCTCGTTGATATAGGAAACCTGTTCCTCAGGATTCCATTCCCCTTTGTAAATCTTTTCTATAGCCTCTGTCAGCTTTTCAGCGAAGAGACGTGAGTGCTCATTTGGGTCATCCATATAGTCATAGCTCAGACCGAACCCATTGGCGACCTCAGGTAGCGCACCCAGTTCAGGGTAAACCGTTAGGTTCCCTGCGCTCATCGACTCAGCCAGTGATAGGCAGAAGGTCTCGAGGTAGGTAGATGGGTAGGCGAAGATATGTGCTTCCTCTACCGCCTCCATCAGAGTCCGCTTCGGGGTCTTCCAGTAGAACCTAACCCTTGGGTCGATGTACTTCTGGTCTCCCTCAAAGTGGAGGTCTGGGTTGTAGTCGTTATAGAACTCCAACCGGAAGTCAGCATCGACATACTTGAGCGAGTTCATCAGCACGTGCAAGCCCCGGTAAGCGCTTGAGGTGTTGATGAGTTTGACCTGCTTGACCTTTTCGAACTTCTGTGGGATGTACTCCAGAGGGAAGATGGCATTCGGTATGACCACGAACCTATCAAGTGGCAGGTTTAGTTCCTCAGATGTCCAGAGCTTGTGCCACGTAGATGGCACGACTATCTTGGCTATCCGCTTGACGAACTCGGGATTGCCTAGAATCTTCTCTATGTAGACTGGATTGAACTGAGCCTTCGTATTGTGGAGCCAGAGAATAACCTGGCGTCCATCCTTGATTACCTCTGGCACATCGAGTGATATGCCTGGAGCTACCATACAAAGGTAGTTCTCCATATTGACCATATGTGGGAGCACTAGCTTCTCCCACGTACGAATCATATATTCGGTGCCACCGTAGACAGTCTTGTCGTACAGGAATGGCATTTCCATAGTGTCCCCCTATGTGTATTTCTTTTTTTGCCAAAATAATTTACGGTAGCCACCCCAAATATATTTTCGTATCTGTCTGTTGCGACGTTCCATATCGTCGGCATCAAAAGCAGGGGATGAGGAGCGCCATTCATCTCGACGAAAGGGAAAGATTTGAAACATCGGAGTTCCAGCTGGGATAATTCCGTCAAAACCTTTGTGGATAAAAAATGGAATGTTGCCCATTGGTGTGTGGTGAAACGAGTCAGCATCCACAACACCTGTCATAGTTGTAAAAGGTAAGTCCAGGCGATTGAACGGATGAGTAATAAGAAGGCTGTATCCCTTTGGCAGTCTAGCGTGCCAATAGTTTGACCATATAAATTCAAATGGATAAAAAGCTTCGCCTATAACTCCGCTTACTTTTTCTCTATGTGCCATCGGCTGCGGACCGGACTCATAACCATAGTTTACAAGTCCGTTATCATTACTAATTCGTATGTCTACCCAAGTTTCTTGTATATAACCGGAGGTAAGAGCATCCATAAAAGGCAAACACGCCTTCAAATGTCCGTTTTGAAGTTTGCCGTCAACATATTTGATAGAAGAATCTTTAGGGGTTGGCAGTTCTTTATACCAAGTTGGTATGTATTGATACGCAGGCTTAGGTCCTTGTACAAATTTAGAAACATATTCGGTTCCGGATAAGAATTCAATTTTCATTTGTCCCCTTGTATTTACTATATCAGGTATATATGTTTTTTATTTGTACTCTTTTTTTGACCAAAACATATTTTTGTACCTATCAAAGAATTTAGTTTGCAGTCTTTGAGTTACAGTTGCTTGCCTTACTAAGTCTTCTTGATTTCCTGGTTTCATTTTCCAAGAGTCTCTTTTTAGGGGAATAACTTGAGCTATGGGCGTTCCCATCGGAATCAGCCCCTCAAAGCTTGGGTCATTGATTACGAATGGAAAGTTGACCGGAGCAGAGTATTGGTCTGTATCTACTACTCCAGGCAAAATTGTAAAAACCGACTCTCTATGAAACGGTTGTACAAATAAAGTTGAATATCCCTTTGGGGTATTGATAGCCCAGGGATTATTCCATTTCGGATAAGCGTATTGTTTTCTATCTGGATGAATTGGAGCTTGGTCTATTGGATGAAAGCTAATCAATTCAAATGAAGACCATTCAAAATACTGTTGTCCATCTCTAATGGATACATATACATCTGCTGGAGACTCAATAATATATCCAGCAGTTATTGCATCAAATACTGGCATACAGCGTTTTATAGTAGCCATAGTTCCGCCACTACCGTTAGGTTTTTTAGTTCCACCAATATAAGATTCTGTATCTTTATACCAATCTGGTATCAGGCTTGATGCCGGTTTTGGCAGGGTCAAATCCTGATACCCAGACACATTGGTAAATGTTATCTTCATACACGCCCCCTTGTGTATTATTTATACTATAACCCAGGATTGAGTGTCTTCATTCCACTCATATTCCTTGCCGTCTGTAGGCATAGGAACCGGAGCTTCCCACTCAAAGCTATCGTTTAGCACCCAACTCCCGTGTGGTTTCCTTGCTACAAATCTTGTTCCATCCCAAGTTCCACCTATTTCGGCAGGGACTAAACCTTCAATTTGAACGCATAACTTTCCAGTAACCTCTTCTGCGATTTGAAGGGAATCTGCAACAATAATGTTTTCAACAAAACCGTTTGCAACAACTGCAAAAGTATTCATTATTTACTCCATATCTTTATTTTAGTTAGAAGCCTCTAAGGACATAGACAACACCAGCGGTTCCGCTGCCAGCTCCGGCGGCGCCAAAACCAACGTTTCCAGATGCAACACTTCCGCCGCCTCCAGCTCCGTATCCCGTTCCAGTCTCTCCATTACCACCAGTTAGTGAATTTGAAGTAGTGGTTGCGGCACCAGCGCCTCCGGTTCCTATTCCAGAACCAGCTCCAGGATTTTTTGTATTAGTACCAGTAGCACCAGAACCACCAGCACCGTTGGTTCCAGTTTTTACCGACGTTGCATTATTGATTGCTTCTCCACCGCCACCTGATTGTCCGGTTGCTGAAACAAGATTTCCAAAGGTTGTTGTTCCTGCGTTTGCTCCACCTGGCACTCCGCCAGCACCAATTGTGATAGACGTAGATGTATTTACAAAAACCATTTTATCAACAACGGCACCACCTTGTCCACCAGGCAAACCTTGGTAGTTGGTAGTAGCGTTAGAAAACGAACCGGCACCACCACCGCCAACGCAGAGAACCCATAGTTTTCCAGTTTGATTATATGTACTGGTTGTGGTAACTGTATCTAGAGTTCCAGATATTTCAGTTACGGTTAGAGCTGCTGCTGTTTTAGTAACAGTAACTACAACATTTGTTCCAGTATTTATTTCAAAATAAAGTTCAGTAGCAGCCGAAGCTAAGTTTACGCTTACAGTACCAGAAACAGTTACAGCTTCAACTATAGTAGTTCCAGTCAAAAAACTTACCGTTGCATTTACGGTGGATGGACAAGTAATTGTATAAATGCCTGAAGTTATTTCTCTAGCAACTTTATACTGTTTGGCTGATGTCGGAACAGTTGCTGCAATTGCATTTTCTGAAACAGACGTAACAATTGGTAAAACAGAAATAGCCATTATGCAATCTCCGTTCCGAACACTGAGTAAGATAAGTCAGCGGACGTATTGTATACGGTAATAACGTCGGCGGCACCCAGCGTTATTCCCAGGGTCAAGGCTAGCAAACTATTGGCTGCTATAGAAACATCGTAAGCAATATAATGCTTATTAGCCTGGGCTTCTCCTCCAGGTCTAACCGAAATTCGAAAAGTCTGGGCAGAAGAGCCTCTATTGGCTACTGTAACAGTTGAAACAACTGCTTGCGTTGAGGAAGCAACGGTATAAGCAGTGGTTGCTGTAGTAGCGCTAGGAGATACCTGACCTAGTACTTTATATGTTGTTGCCATTGTTTATGCTCCCATCAAGAGGAAATTGGTATTGATAACTTCTTTTTCATCTGTTAGCTCTTCGTCTGCTTGAGTAGCAAAGTTAGCTAAATCTCTTGCTTTGGTCATTAGAATCCTCTCAATATGTAAACAACGCCACCAGCTCCGGCTCCGCCAGCAGTTCTAGTTTGATTTAGTTCTCTGCCAGCACCTCCGCCACCACCAGAACCTCTTCCAGTTCCAGCGCCTCCAGCATTTGCGCTATCTCCGGAACCAGTATTTCCACCGCTTCCACCGGTTCCAATACCTGAACCACCACCTGCTCCACCGGTTTTAGATGCACCAGTTCCACCACCTCCGCCACTACCCGTGGTTCCAGAAGTTATGTTAGGAGAAGACTCGATAGAAGCAGCCCCTGCTGCTCCATTGTTTCCAGCAACATTGCCTGCACCGCCGGCTGCTCCTCCAGGAGTTCCGCCGCTACCGCCAACACCACCAGTGTGAGCTACGGACCCTCCACCACCACCATTTGCGGAAACAAAATTTCCAAATGAAGTAGTTCCGCCAGCATTTCCGTTGACGCCAATACCACCACCGGTTCCACCTGCGCCAATAGTTACTGTAGTAGCTGTGGTTGTGTAAACTAAATCAGTTGCAATACCACCGCTTCCTCCACCGCCTCCGCTAGAAAAAACGTTGGCACTACCACCACCGCCGGCGCCTCCGCCTCCGGCTCCAACAACTTGAACAAACAAAAATCCAGTTGTAGGGTAACTTGTACTAGCTGTGATTGTATCCAATGTTCCAGAGATGCTTGTTCCAGATAAAGAAGATGCCGTCAGAGAAACAGTTACAACAACATTACTTCCAGTATTGGCGCTAATATAAAAACCATTTGCTGCTGTAGCAAGATTTACTGTAACAGTACCACTTACTGTAGTGGTTTCTAAAACAACAGATGTTGCTGATGTAAAGTTTATATTAGCTTGTGAAGTAGTCGGAGATGTAGTAATTGTGTATATGCCAGGAGAGTATGGCTCTACAACACGATATACAGTGTTTGAAGCTGGTACTGTAACTGACTTTGCATTAGGACCAGCAGATGTTGTAGGTAAAGGAAAAACAGATGAAGCCATTATGCTATCTCCACTCCGCTAATATGAAAATCAACAGCAGTCGAAGATGCAAGACCTTTGATTGTTTGAGTTGCGGGCAGTACTTGTTTCAAATCAAAAAATGCACTTGAGTTAGCTGCAATAGCGACTGACCCAAGAATATCAATATCATTGAGTAATACAGATGCCGTTACCGCAGCCGTTGTTGGGTTGCATATAACGATGTTAGTTACCACAGCAGTCGAACCACCAGGGGTGGTGTAAAGCGTGGTGCTTGAGGTTGATGCCGCCACTCGGGCTAGCACTTTAGAGACTACAGGCATTTGTCGCTGTACCTTTCTTAGTATTGTTGCATTACGATGGAAATTGGATTTATACTTTCTGCCCAAGCGAGTCCTGACGCAGTAGAACTATCCGCTTGCAAAAATTGACCGTTTGTGCCAACTGGTACTCGAGCTGGTGTTCCCGCTGCGCTTGCTGATAGCAAGTCACCTTTTGCTTGGAACAGGGTTTCTTCGAGGGCAGAAGCCAAGTCAAATGCTGTAAAGGTAATGATTTCAAGAACGTCACCAACAACCAACGCTGGGCTAAGAGATGCAATACTTGTGCCATTACTCGCTACATAGTCACTTCCTCGAACCAGCAAGACACCGTTGAGGTAGACTTGTTCTTTGCCTACAATGTAGGAAAGGGTAAAACCATTGTCATCTGGACCCGATTCTGAAGTCTCACCACCTGCAGCGGTGTACTTGTATCGGAAGATATCAGCAGTAGATGAGATGCCACCCCAGGCAGAACCATCCCAGACGAACATCTGATTGACTGCTGTGCTCCAGTAGAGAGCACCCGTAATCAGTGGATTGCCATCATTATCTACTGTTGGAGGAGTTGATTTTGCTCCAAGGTATCGGTCATCGAATGAATCATATGAAGCAGCGGCTAGAACGGCTGATGTATTAGCAGCGATAGCGCTAACCGATGCTGATGCAGCCGAGGTAGATGCGTTTACCGCAGAGGTATTGGCTGCGATAGCAGATGCTGCAGCGGAAGCTGCGGATGTCTGTGCAGCAATCGAGAATCCTTCAATCGAAGATACAGCAGCAGTTGCTGAGTTAGCGCTGACTAAAGCGGACGCAGCAGATGTGCTGGCTGCAATGGCTGATAGGCTGGCAGATGCCGCACTAGTAGAAGCTTGGGCTGCATAAACGTTAGCCGACGAAGCAGCAACAGCAGAAGCAGCAGCCGATGCTGCAGAAG